AAATGATTTTTAATCTTACCACTTCTATACAAGTAGTTGTTTCTCATTGATATGAGTTCATTGAGATTAATTTTAATCTCAGCATCATGATAAATTGCCATTAGATTCCTTGGTCTTTTTGGTCCTGTAAAAATTCCTTTAAGGTTGATTGACAGTTGGGTGGTTCAGGATCTGTATACCCATTTCTTCTCTTCCATTCATTGTACATTGCTCCAAGTATCCAAGATTGAGACAGACTTTTAGGTCCATTCCTCAATAGTTCTTCTTGTTTGCCTGTATAGTATGGCAATGATTCCTCACGCCAATTACTATCATCATAGTCGGCAGTCATAGTTTAGAAGCAATAACTCTTTACGTTGCTGTTGATTCTTACCGTAAGATGCGGTAGATCTCATAGTGTATGTATGGTCATACTCTACCACATTCCAACTAGAAAATCTATCTTTTATTAATTGGTCACAATTATAAGATATTAGCATTGGAGACTCGTACTTATCGCAGTCTTTTGCAAACTGGTCATGATCAAATGCCTTATGCATTTCACCCTTCTTACCATATAGATTATCTTTAATATCATATGGTGGATCCATGTAAACAAAGTGACCTTTACTATCCCAGTCATTACATAACAATCTTTCGTAAGATTGATTTGTTATGATCCAGTCTTTAATTAATTCTGAGTATCCTGGCAACTTTTCAATTCCTCGCATTGAGAAATTGGAGTCTGAGGCTTGAGCACTGAAGGAACTAGATTCCGTAAGTCCAGAAAATGAGCACTTGTTAACGATATAAAAACTAACGGCCCTAGAACTCTTCCCACTGTTAGTATGATTAAGACATTCCTTACACTCAGCAAACAAGTGCTTCGCTCTGTCGGGAGTGTCGTATCGTTTTTTGAGTCCCGTAAGTTCTTTCGTAATCTCGTCAGGTTTTTTCTGAAGTTGTTGCCAAAAGTTTGCCAACGGTTCATACAAGTCATTAACCCAAATAGTTAAGTGTGGAAAAGATTTAGTAACATACAAAGAAACAGAACCACCCCCTAGGAACGGTTCTCTAAATTCCTTACATTCCTTTAGGTTAGGAAAGCAAGGACTGATCTTTGTAATTGCACGTGACTTACCACCTGGATATCTAAGTGGAGTTTTTAATGCCTTCATTAATAGAACTTTGTTCCTGAGTCTTCTGTTATTTCAACTATGATACTGTCTACGATGCGATCAAAAGATCTTGACATCTGACGATATCCAGTACCTACGTACAGTTGTCCAGCGAGCACTGACAGTGCAGCAACACTCCAGAACTGATAGTAGAATCTACTTTTCTTTTGTCTAGGCAAAGAGATCTTTAGTTCTTCAACAGAATCTTTGATCTCACGATTGGTGACCGTTGCTTTTTTTGCAGGTCGTGATGCTTTAGTCATTTGAATTCACAGTTACACATTAGTTCAGTCAACGCTGCCATTAGGTTTATCTCCTGATCAGCAACGAAAGCAGTTTGATATTGGTATCTTGCGATGACCAATACTGCCTCTGGAATAGACTTTGGTTTTAATGTTTCATACATTATATCATAGATGTTTCGTAATATAACATTCGGGTCGTTGTCCAGATTCTGAACCACCCACTTACGTACATTACCAAACTCTTTGTTTCGTAGAAACCCTACAAGTTCAGTGGTATTAGTATTGTTGAATACTGTAAGTATACCAGTATCAATAGATCCTGATGCACTATACCTCTGACACTCGTTAAGCACTCTTCGCCAATCTGGGAAGTGCTTATGGATTACCTCAACTAATACTTTCTTATCAGCAGTAATTCCTTCCTTATCTAGGATCTCAACCAACCTCCTAAAAAAGGTAGCAGCAATCTGTTGTTTCTCTTTCTTACCTACACTAAAATCAACTACAGCACATCTAGAATGCAGTGGTTCTATAATTTTATTCTTATAGTTACATGTAAAGATAAATCTACAATTATTATAAAACGCTTCTATGTTTGCCCGAAGAAGTAACTGAACATCATGGGTGGTGTTGTCTGCTTCGTCAATGATGATAACCTTATGCTTGCTCCCTGACGTAAGGGAAACAGTAGAGGCAAAGTTTTTAGCCTGATTACGCACGGTGTCGAGAAACCTGCCTTCATCTGATCCGTTGATGACATAGTAGTCTGCTCCTATTTGATGACACAATGCTTTGGCAACGGTAGTCTTACCGATACCTGGCGGTCCTGCTAACAAAAGGTTAGGCAGTTCTCCTTTATCTATAAAAGCACTAAGTGTTTTCTTAAGATCATCTGGAAGGATGCAATCTTCAATTGTCTTGGGTCTATATTTTTCAACCCATAAAAAATCATCCTTCATAAACAGAATCAGGCTCCAAGGCAATAAAGTAAGTTAATTTGTAATCAGCATTATAAAACTTGGCAAGTTTTCTTTGTGATATGTTTACTTCATACGTGCCACTAATCAATTTAAGATTCTCAATCTTAAAGTTGAAACTAAATTGTTTATCAGTTTCACCTACAACGATAGTGTAATCATTAGATGTATCGTTCTTTCTATCATTAACTACCAATTTAACTACACCTTCACCACCTACTACTGCTAGGTCTGGTAGATTTAAAATTGATGAAGACTTAAGAATCTTAGTTAATGTATTAGCATCTAATGTAAAGGAAACTTCTTCACTAGGTAGTTTCATTTCCTTTTCAGGTGGTGCAATAATTACACTAGGATCTGAGAAGAAATACTTTGAACGATTAGTGTTACCTTCCTTGATAGATGCATAAGATTCATTATTAACATCTATATCTGGATCAGAATATAGACCAACAGTATTCAAGAACTGTGGTAGATCATAGATTGCAAAATCCTTTGGGATATACTCCTCAATCTCTGCCTGTGCAAGAACATTTTGCATAGGAGAAATAGTTCTCAGTTGCCTACCTTCTTTAAAACTAAGAGACTGATTTATGCTCGTGAAGTTTGCTAGAATTTCGGTTGTCTTTTTTGAAATTTTCATCATGTAAGTCAGCAAAATGGTATAAGAGGATGCAATAGTGAATTGCTTTTAAAACGTCATCTGGGTTCTTGCCATTCTTAGCACCGAACCTAGAAAGGTACTTGATAGCATTGCACTTGGTAAATGACTCAGCATCACCTAGAGATTCTATCAGATCTAATGTTTGTGTCTTACCTTGAGCATAGTGTGCTTCATAGGTTTTGGCAATGTACTCCTGTATTAATGTCAGGGTACTCAATTCACGATACTTCCAAACCATTATCAATAATATGTTCGTTCACATTATAGCACATACTATTCCTGAACGATACCCCATGAAGAACAAATATATTTTGTCTGCCCTAGTGGTGGGTTACCCCTATGTGCATGAGTAAAACCAGCAGGGAAGATAATTAATCTACCTTGCTTTGCTGGTATCCTTTTACCTATGTACAGGAATTCTGTTTCACCACCTTCATCTATATCATTAAGGTACAACTGAACTACAAATGCTCTGGTAGCATATACAAAATTATTTGCTTCGTAATGCCAAGTATGAAAACCACCACCGTCAGGTATCTTCTTAACCTTGACATCATATATTAAAAATCTTTGTCTTGATAGTACCGAGTATTCATTAAGGTAGGAGTCAACATACTGCTGAATACAAGGAAGGAACTTCGCCCCAAAGGGGGAAGTCCCTAACAAGTTATGATAAAACAAACCTACTGCTTGGTGGTCTGTGTCATGTTTTTTTTCTTTGTCTTGAAATAATAAATGATTCTCTTGTAGAGACTCAATATATTCAATCATATCAGCACATTGGTCAGGTGTGAATGCATTATCATACACACCTATAAAGTCTTTCATCAATTCCAGAGAAGGTTAGGAGTTGCCATGGGATCACCCACTGGCATGGATGGTCGCATTATAACAACAAAGATGAAATATGACAAGAACCAAACAAAATTTAATATGACGTTCTGTGTGTACAGAAACTTACGTATCCTCATTGCTGTGAATATAGCAGCATCAGAACCTTTCCTTCTGATGACTTGTTCTACTACAACTGATACTATCAGTGCGATGACTAATGGTAGAAACCAAAAGTCTAAAAAGTTTAATAAGAAAAAAATTAAACTATTCATTGAAATGCTATGTTTACAATCTCAGGATGTGTAACAAAAAAAGATAGTCCTATTAGGAATGCAATTTGAGGCATGACTAGGTAAAAATACTCTATAAGTATATAGGTATTAATACTCTATGTCAAGCCCCATTGTATGCTGGAACCATTATACCACCATCTCTGTCATCGTCATCATCATCATTCGCTACACGAAGAAATAGTTCAACCATTACAAGGACAGCCATGGGGTAAAAACACCATGCAACTGCTTTCCATATTGGGAATGTTTCTACTACATCTTGCATCGATTGATTAGATTTTTGTACGAGTTATTATTTATTAGGTAATTATACGGACTAACGAACCTGCTGTAGCGGAAACCGCCACCCAAGGTAAGTTTATTACCAAGAGTAGTTTTACTAAAGTAGATCTTTTGATCGTAAATAACCTGCAAGACATTAAACTACGCCAGGTATGAGTTGCCCAGTGAAACTGTAGCTAGCGAAAGCTGCGACACAGCCAA